ACTAGATGCTGTGTGGGACAAACTACAAGCCGACACAGGTGCGGGCGAAGGTAGACCAAATTTTGCAGATATGACAAATGAGCAGTTTGCCGATCATTTGAAAAACGCAAGTGACGAAGAATTTGAAGAAATTAGAAATGATATAACAGAATCGTATGGTATTTTTGACCAAGATGATAGGGATATGGTGGAGTCAATAGCCAAGGAACGACAAGCAGGTGCGGGCGAAGGTGTAGAAGCCGAACCGCCACTTTCGCCATTTGAGCAAGAAGTAGCAAGAATAGAGAAAGAAAGAGCAGGGGAAGAAAGAGCCGATGGCAAATCTTGGGGTAGCAGTTCTGAGCAACGAGTCTGGATTGGTAGCGAGGGTGCGTACTCACAGGGCGATCTAGTTGGAGAATGGGTAGATGCAACAGATGTAGTAGAAGCAACCGAACAACTAACAAAGAAGTGGCAAGAACAAGGATATGGTGATGAGTGGGCGGTCATGGACAGCGAAGGCGTACCAGACAGTTTACATCACGATTTAGATGGAATGTCAGACTTTGCTAATACTGTGCAATCACACGACAACCCAGAAGCATTGCAAGCATACGCAGATACAGCAGGTATAGATTTTGAAGATGCTGTTGCTCAATTTGAAGATGCTTACGCAGGTGAAGCAGGTCGAATGAGCAAACGAGGACAGTACGATTTGCCTATGGGCTTTGTTGAGGATTATGTAGATTCAACGGGTGGTGCGGCAGAATTTCTAAAGAACTCACAAAGTCCCGACAGTTACATCGACAGAGATAAACTTGTTCGTGATTTACAAATTGAGAACCGATACGACATTCAAGAAGAAGGTGGAGAAACAAAAGTTGTTGATGAGGACGGAGAAGTAGTTTATGAAGCAGATGACTTCGATGATGCAGAGGCGATGATCAGACAATCTGACGAAGAATTAGCCGATGAACTTATTGATAGCGGTGGTTTGTCAAATCCTGATTTCTACTTCGACTACGAGCAACTTGCATACGACATGGTTGTTGGCGGTGACATTATGGTTTCAACAGACGATAATCATGTATTCTGGAATATGTAAGTGTGTCTAGTATCGACCAAATACGACAGGATTACCGCGAAGCCGTAGCATCGGCCATCGAGGGAAGCGACAACTTGGGTGCGTGGGAGCGCGTTCGCAAATCACTTGCGGATGCCATATTCAGTGCGTGGTTAATTGCTGCTGCAAAGACAGCAGAGGATATTCCCGAATGCGAATTGACCAAGATGCTGTACGCCAAGGAAGGTTGCGGCGCGGGTAAGGAGGGTGCGGGCGGTTTTCAGCCGGGTAACACTTGCGCGGGTGACGGTGACGGTCAAGCCGAATCGGGCGAACCATCGCACCAAACATCCTCGCCAGAGTTCAAGTCATGGTTCGGTGATAGCAAAGTAGTGGACGATAGCGGTGAGCCGATAGTTGTTTATCATGGGACAAATCAAGATTTTGACGAGTTTAATATAGACAGGAGCAAAACAGAAAGAAATAAACATTTTCAGGGTGATGGCATATTCTTTTCAGAGGACGAATATACCGCAGATCAGTATTCTGATTCACAGATAAATCAGTTTTATGATAAAGACCTAGTGATAGATGAACTGATAAAATCAGGTAAGCCAAATACGGCAGAGTTTATAAAGTGGCAAACAGAACTAGGTTTTGCAAAAGCGTGGAAATTAGCCGAAGAAAAACATGGTACATGGAGCGATATAGATATTGCTCTTGAAAAAGAAGGCGTTACGGATTCAAACGATATAAGTGACATTGCCGAATGGATTGCAGGTTCAGAAGAAGAAAAATCTAGTGATTTTGGCGAGTTTCTATATCTTCCAGATAGCATAAAAGAAGTAGCGAAAAGATTGGGTGTTTCCAAATATACCCCAAAGCCACAAACACTAGCCGTTTATCTAAAAGCAGAAAACATCCTAGAAACAGACAACCAAGAAGAAGCCAAAAATGCACAATTAAATGGATACGATGCGGTTAAGTACACAGGTCCAGATAGGGTTGGAGATTCTCCCGAATGGATTATATTTGACCCAACCCAAATCAAATCCGCAACAGGTAACAAAGGTGACTTCGACCCTGACGACCCAAAGATAACCCACAAGCGCACATTCGCCAAAGATACGTTCGATGAGATGTTTGAAATGTTTGATCTGGAGCCAACACTTCAAGCAGGCGTAAACGAGGCGGCATTGGCTGACCTTGAAGGCAGGGTTCCTATGTTGCGAAGTGCGGTAGACCGAATGGAAGCATACGCAGATGAACTAGCAGAAGAATTGATAGTTGCGGAACGTGCGGGAATCCTTCCGTTCATGGAATCTACATCCAAAGGCGTACAGGCGGCACTTAAAAATGCCTTTTGGGTTTCAGATGTAGACCATTCGGTAGTAGTAAACATACAAAAATTATTAGGTGATGCTATACGAGGCGTTATGCCGGACGACCAATTGCAACTTCCAGAGTTTATCAAAGAAGCAAACCTAATAAAAGCGATGAATTTAACCGATGCGCGACTCGAAACCATCTATCGAACAAATATAAGCACCGCAGCCAATGAAGGTGTCATGGCGATTTTGCGTGACCCAGAAGCAAGGGATTTATTCCCGCTAGTCATGATTACCGAGATAGATGACAATAGAAGCCGTCCACACCACGCCGCGATGGACGGCTATATCACAACCCCCGGAGAAATAGACCGACTCAAACTACGCCCTCCAAACGGATATAACTGCCGAGGTTCGCTAATTAAGATTTCGTGGGATGAGGCAAATGATGAGGGCTGGCTTGACGATTATGGAAATGTAGATATGATTTCTGTAAGGCGGCACAACTCTCCAGAGCAAGAGGGCTTAGTAGCCGCAGGAATATATCCCGATGAGGGATTTAAGCGCGGCGGTTTTTTCAATGAAGTATAGAAGTTTTTATACGCTTCGAGAAACAGCAGATATGCTGCTGGTAAGTGAAAACACAATATACCGAATGGCAAGACGAGGCGACATAGAGGGTACAAAAGTAGGGCATCAGTGGCGATTTAGCGAGGATTCCATTAAAAAACTGAATAAAAAACAGGGCAAAAAGAATCAGTATTAACCACAACTGACCAAGCGGGGGTTTAACACAACACGTTTGGCAATCATTTCCCATAATTACTGTATGGGATTAACTCCATCACACCGAATCAGCGAGAACGGCAACAAGATAACGATACACGATCTCGAATTGTTTGTCGGCCACATAGACGGATTCGATGATGATGACAGCGAAATCAAAGATTTAGACGAAAAGAAAATCTTTGAAATAGTTGAAAAAACCAACAAGCACATGGCGGCAGGTTCAAACCCAAAACTTGTTCTGCTGCATCAAGACGATAATGGAAACGCCCCGACAGAATCAATCGGCGACATCGTAAACATTCACTCTAAGCCCATAAAAATAAATTGTAAAGAAGGTGAGAGTTACGAAGGTGCTGGCATTGTTGGGGACGTAGAAATGTCAAAATCTGACTTCCGAAAATACCTCGCATCGAATCGCTACCCTCGGCGTTCGGCAGAGATTTGGGAAGACGGACATCTATCAGAGGTCGCCTTATTGGGACGAGAAACACCAGCCAGACCACTGAGGGATACCAAGTTTACACGCCAAGGACTAAAAAAGGTTTACCATCGACCCGCGACCTTTGAAATGGTTTCTCCCGGCGGCAGCAACACTTATGTACCAAGCGGGTCGGACGAAACAGAGGAATACGTCATGCCAGACATTCTAGAACACGAAGAAAAAGAACTCCTGCGAAAATACCGAGCAGAAAACGACATGCTCAACGAAGAAGTCACAAAACTCAAGGCACAACTTGAGGAACTTCAACCAGACGAAGAAAAGATGGAATATGATTCCGATGAACTTGAAGAAGACCTCGAAGAAACATATCAATGTCCAGACGAAGATGACGAAAAAGCATCTTACGACCATGACGAGGAAGATGAGGACGAAGATATAAAACGCGAATTTGCCAAACTTCGTAAAACTAAATACGGCACGACAATTATTAAGAAGTATGCAAAGATGAAGAAGCAGCGTAATTCATACAAAAAACGCGCCGCTATGCTTGTAAACAATGTAAATAAGCAAAAGTTTTCTCGTTTAATTGACCAGTTGCAAGCATCGGGTTATCGGGTAAAACAACATCGGCAAACCATGTTGGAAGAATTGATGTCTTGCAAAGACCCAGTGGCAAAAATCAAGTTTTGGAAAGAAACCATGAAGCGTGTACCCTTGGGCAAGCGGCTCAATACCGACAATACTCGCCAGAGAACCAAAGTTAATTACAGTGCTGAACACAAGAAAACAGCATCAGATAATGCGGTTGCTCGTATAGCACAAGAAAATCTGGAACCAACAGAATTCCAAAAAGTATTCCAACAAGAACTTCGTAAACTTTAATTTACAGATAACCAAACAACAGAGAGATCAACAACAATGTCACAATCAATACAACCAAACCTAGAAGCGGGAGGGACAATTCGACCCTACCGATTCGTCAAAGTTTCAACAGCCGCAGATAATCAGTGTTTAGAATCAGATGCTAATGAATTATCTATCGGAGTAGTTGCAGGAAGCACTCGTCAGTTCGATTCAGCAAACCACGCAGAAGATGGTGACCAGACAACCCTGCAAATGGGTTCAATCGTAATGGTTGAATGCGGTGGCAGTATTACTCGTGGTGGTGGAATCGAAAGCGATGCCGATGGCAAAGCAGTAGCAGAAACCACATCAGGTACAACCAATCGACAGAGTTGCGGCATAGCACTAGAGTCGGGAGCAAGTGGAGAAATAATCCGTATGCTTTGGCGACCGCAAACCGAACGACATGCACTTTCATAATAAATAAGAAACACTCTTAAGATAGCGAGATAATAAAATGGCAGAAGTAGCACCCGGTTCAGCGAACACATACGTACCTACGTTTAGTGAAGCGACTGGACTTGTACAAGTAGAATTTTCAAGAAACCCCTCATCCTTTGCCCTGAATCAATACTCTAAATTGGTTCCAGTGTCCAAAGACACGGGGTACTACCTTTCGATTGACGAGCAAGAACAGGCCAGAGTGGTCACTTTATCGGACTGGATGTGGGCAGACGGCAATGATGCGCCGGAAGGCATCCAAAACGACCATGAGTTCACAGCATATCGAACAGAACGACATGCACCAACTTTTCAATTAGGCAATAAGGCAAGTTCTAATGCCGATTTTGAAATAATTGCGGCTCATGCTCGAATGGCGGCTTCGAAATGTATGCGGATTCGTTCGTATCGTGCATCCACCGTACTCACCACTGGAGGAAATTGGCCAACAGGCACAACCGATTCAGCAGGAAATGTTGGCGGTGGACAGTGGCAGGGTTCATCCTCTGCAAACGGCTATATCCAAAAATCCTTCAATGGTGTAGTTGAAGCAATCCTAGCCAACACTAACGAAGCAGTAACAGCAGCAGACATTACATGCGTAATGAGTGACGTGACCGCCCATGTGATAACCGAGTCCCCGGAATACAAAGATTTCTTCCAAGGGTCTCCATTTGCGGTAAACATGGTTCGTGGTGCAGGCGAGTTCAACGAGTTTCTACTACTTTCCCAATTCTTCGGAGTTGGTGGAATTATTGTAGACCCAACAAGCCGAGTGACCAACCGCAAGGGTGGCACAAAGGCACGTTCCCGTCTTTATGACGATGATGTTGTATTCGTATCACGGGTTGGTGGGCAAATGGGAACCGAGGGCGTTCCAGATTTTTCAACTCTTTCAATTTTCGCCTACGAAGATTTGACGGTTGAAACAGAAGATGATACTTGGAATCGCCGAGTACGTGGACGAGTTGTAGATGACTCCGCAATTGTTCTCACTGCTCCCTTGTCTGGATACCTCCTCACAGACGTTTGGGATTAATTGAGTAAGGGTTGAATAAACCCAAGACCCCTTGGGCTGATAGGGGTAATTCCCTATCAGTCCTTTTCTTTTGAGGCGTTCATGGCACAAGCATCGTATATCTCAACTGCTGAACTTGTAGAATCTTTTGATGATCGTATGGTTAAGCAACTGGTTTCATATACGGGAACGCCTGCAACAGACCTAACCACAAACGCGGCTGCACTTAACGCAATTGAAAAGGCATCTGCTGAAATAGAATCCTATGCGCTTCGCGGCGGATTGTATACCGCAACCAATTTGACAGATTTACAAGCAGCCGATGATTGGTCTTTGAAGTCGCTAACAGCCACGTTGACCATGAAGCACCTATTCAGGGGCAAGACGGGAAGTATCCCGCCTGATATGGAAGCAATGATGGGTGAAGCATCGGGAACACTCGAAGATTTGCGAGATGGCAAGCGTGTATTCAATTTGGATACGACCATCGGTGCGGGCAAGCCAAAAGCGTTTGTTATATCTTCTACCGTTCGCGGCAATCTCAATATGCCATCAGATTCCAAGTTTTTCCCAGACAGAGAAACGAGGAAATACTAATGGCCGCGATTAAGATAAAATCCGATCAGTTGCCGGATGTACTGGTACGCGAGATACGCAGGAAATTAAGTAGCAATGTTATGGCTTCTATACTTGTAGACCAAGCCAAAGAGCGAATACGCAAGGGAAAAGATAGCGAAATTACATACGATGATTTGTGGGCAAATAAAGCAAAAATTGGAACTAGACAGGGCGGTAAGCCGCTACAAGGCATAACTGGACACCTATCATCGCTTCTGAGTTCGCGCGTTAAAACACGGGGCAACCAAATAACATGGATACTTATGGATGGTTCAGGATATGGTGTGAAACATCAAGAAGGTTTTATCAATAAAGGACCGATTGCCATACCATTGTCCAAGAAAGCAGAGCGATTGATACCATCCGAATCACCTCACGATATTGCTGCCTTGGATTCAATGGGATTAGAAAAAGCACCGACCGCAGAAGCGGCTCGAAATCCGCGTAAGGGTTCAATTAAATATGATTATTACATATTGGAGGGCGACAGCAAAGTTCCCGCAAGACCGATTGCGAACATGCCGCCTGAGAATATTAAAGGTATAGTTCGGCTAATTAAACGGACGATAAAAGGATAAAATTATGGCACTCGGATTTGTAGTACACGGACCAACCAAGGTATTGTTTAACACCGCCGCAGGAACAACAGCACCAGCAAACGTACTTGGTTATAC